TCACCGCAGTCAATGCGGCGGCGAAAATGAGCAAGCTATTGCAGATCTCAGGCGGTGCAGTGTACACCGACGAGGGCGATGTCGTTGAGTTTGATATTAGCCCAAGACTTAACGCGCTGATGGAGGTGTTAGACGAGACCGACAACAAGGTGTTGGTGTTCGTTCCGTACACTCACACCATCGATTTAGTATCACGTTTTCTCAACAGTCAAGGAGTAGTCAGTGAAGTAATTAACGGAAGTGTACCCCCACGGGAACGAGCAGACATCATCACCCGTTTCCAGTCAACGCCCGATCCTCGGGTATTAGTCATCCAACCACAAGCCGCTTCGCACGGGGTCACGCTTACTGCCGCTGACACCGTGGTGTTCTGGTCGCCCGTCACTTCGGTAGAGACGTACCTACAATGTATTGCTCGCATCGACCGTGTTGGTCAGCAGAACAGTATGACCGTGGTTCACCTGCAAGGCTCAGAAGCCGAGCGGCGTGTCTACGAGATGCTCAACGGCAAAGTGTCATCTCACGAGAAACTTGTGGATCTGTACAAACAGGAGTTAGGAATTGGAACGCAACCTTGAAGAATTAGTCAAAGCCTACTTGACTATTAGAACCGAACGTGAGACACTGAAGAATCAGTACGAGGCCAACGACAAGGTGTTGTTGGACGATATGGACGCGCTGGAGAAGGAGATGCTTGTCATCTGTAACGACACCAACGCGAGCAGTATCCGTACTGGAAGCGGCACAGTGATCAGGAAACTTAATGAGCGTTACACGACGAACGATTGGGATAACTTCAAGAAGTTCGTCATGGACAACGACGCGGTTGATCTGTTGGAACGCCGCATCCATCAGGGCAACTTCAAGCAATTCATGTCCGAGCACGAGCGAGATGGCTTGCCGCCCGGAGTGAATGTAATGAGGGAATTCGGCATCGTAGTTCGCAAACCCTCCAATTAGTCAACATAGTTAGGAATTATCATCATCATGGCAAACGATTTAGTAACTCTTCTCGCCAACAACCCCGCACTTGTCCAGACCGGTCTGGATGAAGATACCCTTGCCGTATCGGGCGGCGGCGGTGCATCGCGTAGCAAACGCATCTCCATCAAAGGTGGTGTGTTCCGTCTGATGGCTGGCGGTAAAGAGATTGGTGCGATTGAAGATCGTCATATGAACGTGATCTTCGTGAAGATGGCGCACCAAGCGTCGCGCATGTACTATCAATCTGGGTATCAGGAAGGGCAGAAGATCAGCCCTATGTGTTGGTCTAGTGACTCCAACGCGCCCGACCCTGAAGTAAAATCTCCGATGGCATCGAAGTGCAGTGAGTGCGAGATGTCGGTCAAGGGATCTGGTCAGGGTGGTTTGGGTAGTGCGTGTCGCTTGTCGTGGCGCACTGCTGTTGTTCTGCCTAACGATCCATCCGGGGATGTAATGCAGCTTGTCTTGCCAGCAACTTCTACCTTTGGGAAAGAAGACAACGGTAGGTTCCCGTTCCGTCCGTATGTTCAGCACTTGGCGTCGCACAATGTCTCCGCAGGGCGCATTGTGACCAAGATGGCGTTTGATACTAAATCGCCAACTCCGAAGGTAATGTTTTCGCCCGCTGGCGCAGTACCCGAGTCTGATCTTGAAGTGATTGCACGACAGGCCAAGAGTGCGGCGGCTGAAGCTGCGATTAAGATGAATGTTTACCAGCTTGACGAAGGTGAGGCCGAGGCTGAACCTCAGAAGCGTTCCGTTGCCAAACCCGTTGAAGTTCCTGAGAAGGACATCTCGGATGTGGTGAAGAAGTGGTCTAAGAAGTAATGCCCAGAACGTACAGCGAACCCTTTCTGATTAAGCTGTTCAAGGCCAACCCCCATAAGCCGGGGGTGGCTTTGGCTCAGGCTTGCGTCAAGGCAAACCTACCAGCAAAATACATTGCTGACATTCTTGATGTGAGTCGGATGACGATCTTCAATTGGTTTAACGGGAAACAAATCCGAGAGAAGAATATCTTAAGGATCGAAACCCTAACGGACATTATTGAGAGTGACACGGCGAAAGGGATTCTCCCTGCACGTAATACGATGGAGGCTAAACTCTACCTAGAGGGGGTAGTAGGGAGGGAACTTTCTGACAAAAGATAGCCACGGGGGGCAACCCCCGTTGTCCTAACAAAGCGAGGGCGACCTCGCTTTTTTCAACTCTGCGAGACATGTTAAAACAATTTTACGAGAAAGCATTGCCCACGCAGGGTGTCTACTGTGTTAGCGGAATTGATTTACACGGCAACATCAAGAACCGATATGCAGAGACACTCGATGGTGTTCTGGAAGAAATTGAGAAGTTTAAGAGTAAAAATTTCAACGTATTCGTAGCCCTAGGTTCCTTCGATGGCTACAGTCGCAAATCCGCAGATTGTCTGTTTGTTAAGTCGTTCTTCATTGATCTCGACGTAGGCGACAACAAGGCGTACGCAGAAAAAGCCGACGCTCATGTAGCACTGTTTAAGCTGATAGGTGCTACGGGTTTACCCGATCCAGTAGTTGTTGATTCAGGTGGTGGGCTTCACGCTTACTGGCTGATGGACCGGGACATTCCGGTCGATGAATGGAAAGTGTTTGCAGATAGATTCAAAGCCCTCTGCATGGAGCACATCAGTATTGACCCCGTGGTCACGGCAGACGCGTCACGGATCATGCGAGCGCCCGAGACATTCAACCATAAATTTAACCCGCCACAGCCTACGCAGTTTATTAGTGAAGAGTTTCCACTCTACGATTGGCAGGAGTTCAAAGAGTTTTTTGGTGAGGCACCGTTAGAGAGCGCGGTGTCTGTTCTTGAAGTAGTGTCGAAGGGTCTGGATGAAGATACCCTCCAAATGCTGAAGCTGGACAACTTCACGAAGAGCTTCAGCAAAATAGCGGCAGAAAGTATTGAGGGTACAGGCTGCAATCAGATAAAAAATATTCTGGTGAACGCCGACACTATAGAGGAGCCGCTGTGGTTCGCTGGCCTATCGATAGCCAAGTTTTGTGAGGATGGCGCGACCGCGATCCATCTGATGTCTGAGGATCACCCGGAGTATGACCACCATAAAACAGAACAAAAAGCCGAGCCAATTCCTGCCCCTCGGAAATGTGAGTGGTTCATCAGTCAATATCCTGCCGGATGTGATGGATGTCAGCACAGAGGGAAGATCACAAGCCCCATTCTCCTTGGACGAGAACTCAGAGTTGCCCCGCCGCTTGATACGGAGGAATCAGTTTGGACGCAACCGGATACCAAAACTATTCCAGAGTTCCCCGAATTCTTGATGCCGTTTATGCGTGGGCATAACGGAGGGATCTACTTCCTGCCGCCACCCACCATAGATAAGAAGGGCATCAAGCACCAGAACGATCCGATCCTGATCCTGCCCCACGAGTTCTTCCCTATCAGAAGGATGATGAGTCCTCACGATGGTGAGTGTTTGCTCATGAGGCTGGTGCTACCACGGGATTCGATGCGCGAATTCCTTCTGCCGTTAAAGCATGTCTACGCGCAGGAGACTTTCAAAGCAATGATGGCGTACAACGGCGTACTTGCCTCAACGCTCAACACTAAATACTTGATGGACTATGTTGTGAAATGGGGTCAATACATGCAGACAAACACCGTGGCGGAAACTATGCGTATGCAGATGGGATGGACAGAGGAAATCACAGGCGAAAACTGGGCGACGCGTAGCTTCGTCATTGGCAACAAAGAAATTAATTTCAACGGGGAAACTTTGGACGCACCATCATCGCCATTTGTCAAAGGCATCGCTAAATATCTTAAACCCCAAGGCACGTACGAGAGGTGGCGCAGTTCGTTTGACGAGTTGAACCGGCCTCAATTTGAGCTACATGCGTTCTCTGGTTTGGCCGGTTTTGGTACAGTTTTGATGCCTTATACGTCAACTTCCGGCGTCGTTATGTCCCTTTTAGGGAAGTCGGGGTGTGGTAAGACCGGTGCTTTGTACGCGGCTTTGAGCGCGTTTGGGAACCCCAAAGAGTTGTCCGTGTTTGATGCCACCGATAACGGACTAACCGGACGATACCTTGGGTTGAAGAACTTACCGTTCGGTTTAGACGAGGTATCGAACCGCGAAGCCAAACCAATGTCGCAGTTGGTACATAAGATCTCTCACGGCAAAGCCAAGATTAGGATGCAGAGTTCGATTAACGCTGAGCGTGAGCATGAGATGTCGGCATCTCTGATTGCTATCTTCACCACAAACCAATCGATCTACAGCAAGTTTGAACAGTTCAAGGCAAACCCTGACGGAGAGGCGGCTCGCCTTATTGAGTTTCTAGTCCACAAGCCTGACGTACTTGAGGGTGCGGGTGGCGCTGCTCTGGGTGCGAAGATCTTTGATACTTTCACATACAACTATGGGTTTGCTGGACCGCTCTTCATCAAAGAACTTTTTAAGTTAGGTGACGCGTGGATCATTGACGAGATCAGCAGGTGGAACACGCGGTTCCTCAAGGACTTTGGCGATAGCTCAACATATCGTTTCTATCAAAATCTTGTGGCGGCAGTTTTTACCGCAGGTACGATTGGCAACAATGCAAACATTTTTAAACTAGACCTTGACCGTATCTACCACATAGTCATTCGGTCGATGATTGAGATTCGTGACAACGTGGTCAAGATCAACCGCACTGATTACCCATCTGTGATTGGCGATTACGTCAACAAGAACATGGGCAACATCCTAGTAATTAAAGACGGCAAGGTGACGATGGAACCACGAGGCGCTATCGTTGGGCGAATAGTCAGCGAGCAGAGTCTCTTGCAGGTCTCCAAGACTGATTTCAAGAAGTACCTCAACGAACGTCAGATTAGTTCGCGCGAGTTTGAGTTTGAGATGAAAGCTCAGAACATTTTGGTTGAGGACAAGAAGGGTCGATTGACTACGGGTTGGAAAACCTCAATAAGCGTAGACCCGACTCACCTGTATTGGTTCAAGACCCAAATCCCGGAGGAATGGTTTGACGCCGGATCTGATCAAGGAGCCTGAGTGGATCTTCCCGTTCATGGGGATGAGGGTTGGGGATAGTTTCTTTATCCCCACCCTGCGTGTATCGCAAATGATATACGCTATCGAGACTGCCTCCAAAAAGGAGGGAATGCGATTCAAGGTCTACCCATCAAGCAAAGACGGACACATGGGTGTCCGTGCTTGGCGCACAAGTTAGGGTTCTACCCCGTAGGCTTTGTAGGTCTCAACCAAATGATGTTTGATTAGATTCTGCTGCATATTAATCACTTTGATTAGCGCATCTCGATCTCTTGGCTCAAACGCGTTATTGAGCCGAACCATTTTAGCTTGATGCCTCAATTCCCGTAGCTCTTGGTTCTTGTCGTAGTTATACATCTCTACAAGAACTCGGTGCGTAGGGTGATTGAGATCATATTTTGCCGCCATCAGTGGGTCAGTATCGAACTGTTTGAGTTGCTTCTCAATATCTTGGATCTTCTTCTCGACCGCAGAATATTCACGGGAGTCTACGTTAGAGCGCGACCCGAAGAACGAACCGAACAATGGTAAATCAGTCTTTGGTTTGAAGTCCTTCGCACCACTGACCATAAGAGCAACGTCAGTTCCAGTTTCAAAGAATTTGGCTATACCGTCTAAGTAACTATTAGATAAGAAGTACAAGGTGTTGGGGCTAATATCAATATCGCCAACAGTTTGGTTTGCCATCCAACGGGCAGCTATCTTGTACATTTCTGGGATGTGATCCCCACCCGTATAGGCATCACCCATGCGCCGGTTTTGGTCGTTGTAAATCTCTTGTCCAAGACCATTTTTATTGATGATGAACTCAAACACTGGGCGTAGCACGCTAGGTGCAATCGAATCTAGAGCAAATGCCCCCGGCATTTCAGTAGGGGGCATCCGCGAAATTGGGATTGGCACAAACGAGTCCAACGAAATTTGAAGAGCTACGTTGGCTAGCGCGTCACCAAATGATTGTTTGCCAGCAACCGCTGCCGCCAACTGTGCTCCTGACGCAGCAAATGCGCCAAGTCCAAAGCCCCACGGCATCTGAAGCACTAACGGATCTTTCAGACCAATTGCTTCGCTGAGAATCTTGGGGACATGGAACCGCGCGTAGCGAGTCCACTGCTGCATATTGTCCGTACCGACTGGGTTACGTCCCAAGTCATCGTCGTCATCGGCAAACATGAACGCCATCGTGTATGCCAACGCGCCAAGCCCCATCAGGCTGGCGGTCATTATCTGAGCGTTCCCACGATTTTTGGCGTAGTTGGCTTTGAAGTTAGCCAGAGCAGTAGGGTTGTTGCGGATACTTTCTGGCAACCCTAACGCGGCGCGTTCTGTTGTACGGAACACCGGGGCAATTGCTTCCATCGCCCGAAGTGCACCTGTGGCAGATGGACGGAAGAACATGTACAAAGAACCTAACGCCTTACCCCAATCTCCAACCTGCTCAAAGTTGGCTAAGTTTTTGGCATATGCCGCAGCTTTTGCTTTTGCTGCATCGCCTACATATCCGTTAGAAATAGCATCAGATTTGGCTACGCTGTATGCAGCAGCGCGACTAGCCAATTCAAACATGTCGGTCCACGTATCGATGAACTTCTCTAACTGTTCTTTCTTTGCGATGATGCCCGACTTACCAATGTCTTTGTAAAGTTGCTCAAAGTTTGACTTGATGGTCAGTCCGTGAAGGTATGACACCATACCGCCTTCTTTGATGAACTCAACCATGTTGGCGATAAACGGATCGGAGTTAGCTAAACCCCTGAGAGCTTGCTGACTTCTAGCGTCTGTCTTGTCATATAAAATAGCAACCTGCATTGCTTTATACAGGCCACCGTTAGCTACAAGACTAGACATCGCGCCTAGATACTCGGCTGCTTTCTTCGGCCCCATGTCTGCACCAATTGCACCTGCGTTGGTCAACCCGTCGCGCACAAAGTTCATCGGCGCAAAGTTGTAGTTGTACCGAGTGTGCATCGCTCCAATTTTACTGGTCAGCCAGTTAGCCGCAGTAATAAATGGGCTTGTTGTTTCAAACGTCCGGCGAATTGATTCACGGATTTTTGGGTCGTCAATAATAAGAACTTGAACGCTACCATTTGGATTGAAATGGAAGACAGTCCGTTCACGGGGGAGCTTATCAATAAAGTCCTTTTTGTTTCGGTCTTCAAATGGAACTTCAGCCCACACTCTTCCGTGAAGAAGCTTTTGCTCGATAGCATTTTTGATAGCAAGCGTTACATCTTTACGGCCAGCACGTAGCGAGGCTTGCGTGGCATATGCCAGAGCGTGAAGCACAGGGTTATCAGCAGCAGTCTCTCGACCCTCAAATGGACGTTCAATCTGTTGGAATTCTCTACCGCGCTTCATGGTCTGGTAGTCCAGCATGTCATCGATTTCGGTATGCGCGCTTTTGCCTTTGAACGAAACGTAATTTTGGAAGTTATAGAAGTTCTTCCGATTCTCGACCGGCTTTGACCAATAGTTGGATTGTTTATCTAGCTCAATAGTTTTCTCATTAAGCCGTCGCATATCGTTAATGATTCTATCCACCAACGCTTTGTTGGGATCATTTAGATATTGGCTAGTAACATTACTAATACTTGCTGGATCAAGGTTAGTCATGTTGTAGGTTTGATGAGCAGGATCAATCTGCGTCATGCCATCTGGGCTTCGCCCGTTAGCTACTACATTCCTTGCATTTACGAGTGGTTTACCGTTTGGATCACGCATGATCGTGACTTGACCAAATGGATCTACTTGCGTTTGGAACACGATACTCTCTAACGTAGACCGCAACTGCCGGGCTTGTGCCTCTGTCATGTTTTGGTTTCTGTTGAGTTGGTTGACTATGGCGTCACGAACATCAGCCGCTGTAGCTGGAATTCCACTAACCATAAACGGTTTGTTGTTAGCATCGTTGGCAAGCGGAACCGACAATAAGAACTTCACCATGCTACGTTCGGGGTTATGCAAAACCTCCAAGATTTTGTGTAGACGGCTAAGTGTTTTGTCCACATCAAGCCTCATAGCTTCTGCATACTCTTGCACCGAAGCTCGGAGATCAGTAGCAATCGGATCGACTTGACTGTTGTAGATAGACCTACCACGTGCTGGCGCAAGTGTCAGCAGTGTGTAGATAGAATTGATTGATGGGCCAGAAAAATTAATTAACTTGGCGCGTTCGTGCATAACCTCCCATGACTTAATCGCATAGCGGTTACTTGCAAACTTGGTGGCAAGTGTCTTAAACCCTTCAGTCGTTGTAAACAGACTTTTGATCGCCTTGCCTAAAGGAACTTTTTCTTCTTTGAACCGCGTATAGTTCGGATCAGCGTGGTCATTAAGATCAATCGTACGCGCGGGAGTTGCTTGGTTTGGCTGTCCCGGCGGAGCAGTGGCCTCTAATCTACCTAATTCGATTGGTCCTTGTTGCGGCATAGCGATCTTCGAGAAGATCTCAGAAACTTCCACTAGGAAATTGATCTGACCGTTTGCTTGTTTGTCAGCGTTGTACCCAACTGCTTTAGCAATTGCCCTACTAAGACTTGTCCAAAGAGTTCTGGCGGTAGGAAGCAGGCTTTCATAGACAAGAGTCTCGGTCCACTCTCTCCACTTGCCTATTATTTTTCCGGGTTCTTTGCCAAGTTTATCTTGAATAGCACCGGCAACGATGTTCGACGCCTTCATTGCACCCATAGCAGACGGACTGATTCTGTTCAGTTCCCGCTGGAATTGAGGCTCAGTCATAGCATAAGCTATGAATTCATAGACATTCTTGAACGCTGTTGGGTAGCTTTTGCCAAGGTAATCTTTGGCCTCTTCCATAAGTTGCTCAAGCTGGAAGCAAGCAACAACTTGATCTTCAGTCAGTTGTGAACGCAGTTGGTTACCGTGAGAATACTTGTAGAGGACTTGTACAGTTGCCGCATGGGTAAGCTCATGTAACACCGTAGACATCGTTAACCCGTTTGGAGCCAAACGGATTTTATTGGTAAGCGGATCATATGAACCGTACGCGTCTGTTTCTCTGCCTTTGTTGTCCCTGATTACGTCCACGATCTCAAGCGTGGTGCTGAGTTTCATCGCAAACAAAGCTTGGGCCAGCCCTTTGTGGACTAGTGCAGTAAGATTCCCACCCGTTGGCGCTGACCTAAAAGCTTGCAAAAGCTTTTGCAATTCGTTGTCTTTTATCAGCTTGATTGCTTCAGCACTAAGCGGCCTATCTTCAGCAACTTTAGAGAACGGTACATACGGCTCCGCCGTATCCCGCTGACGTTGGAATTTATCTTGAGCGGCGATACCCGCACCAATCATTTCAGATACACGTTTAGCGTGATCAATTAGTGCTTTATCTTTTTCTTTTTTGGTAAGTTTATTATTCTCATTAATCAGCCGCTCTGCAACTTTAGCAAACGCGTAATCTTGCTGAATACCCGCATCGTTTGTATCCCCTTTTTCACTTAGGGCTTGTAGATACGTTAGTTTTGTAGCGTGCGATAACTTATTCCACGAAGGAAATTCAAATTTAAAATGTTTGGCTACCGCTTCTCGGTTGTATTCATAATTGCTAGTAACCCTTTCACGACGTTGGTCGCGCTCTTTGCGTGCTTCCTGTTCTTTACGTTCTTGTTCGTTTTTAGGTTTAATGTACCCTTCCTCGCGCCCTTGTGTTAGAGCGCGATAGGCTTGCAGTTTTTTACCAGCTTCCCTGTGTTCTGGCCGACTACCATATTTAATCAACGAAAAATATAGGTCTTTTTCAGCGGCGGAAACTTTTGACCAAGGTGACAACTGAGACAACCTAGGTCCGTGGCGCTCTAATGCTACCTCTGCTTCAGCAAGAGCGGAAGAAGTATCGGCCTCTTCGTTGTCAGCTTTCTCTTGTTCCTTTTCTAATTCTTGTATACGGCTTTCGTTATTTTGTTCACGGGCTGTTTTTAGCTCAGCTTCGATCTGTTCTGCTTTTTCTTTCGCCGCATTAAATTTTTCTTTTGCCTCTTCTTGGGCTATTGCTAATTCAACGCGTTCAGCATTCTTTGCTTTTGCTTCCGCCGCAATCTCAGCATAAGTCTGGTTATACTGATTTTCCATTTCATCAGTATCAAACGAATACTTTAGCGGACCCCTTGGTTTACCTTTTTTGTCTAGGTACGAAGCCTCTAGATCACGTTGACGTTGCTCTTCTTGTTTGCGCTCTTCTTCCCGCTCAAGACTTAAAGCGTAATCATTTGCCGCGTCGCGTTGTTCTTGCCTAGACCGAAATGGTCCAATTGGTTCGGCAAAAAAATTATCGTCTGCTGTTAGAGGATCGCTACGTGTTATTTCAAAAGCATCTTCAAGTTCATGTAAATCGGCCAGCGCGTCTTTAAGTTTTGCCGTGTTTATTTTTGAAGGGTCTTTAGCGTAAGCATACGCTATTTTATTGTATATGTCCCTTTGAGTAGCCACCAAGTCACGGTCTGTTTTGGCTAAATCTTGTAAACCTATATCACCCGCAACAAGTGGTACTACTGGAGTGGGTTGAGTTCCTTCTCCAACATTAGTTGCTGTAGTGCTTGGTTCAACATTGCCCACTCCGCTTGTGTCAACGGGGGCAACTCCTTCGGTGGCGGCTCCTGTATCGGGCTGTGTAGCCACGCTAGGGCTTTCTCCAACTGCGGGCGTGACAGTTCCTGTAGAGACATTTGGTGCTCCTTGTTGTGCAAGATGTTGTTTGATTGCAGCCACTGCGCGTTCATTGAACCCTTTACCGCTTTCAATAGTTAGCCCAAAAAGCCTTTCAAATTGTTTTAAAGGCAACGCATTTGCTTTGCCACCAGTAGAAGTTAGATCTTCAAGATACTTAGTTGCGGCAGCAATTGGGTTAGCCTCAATGTCTACCTTACTAGGAATTGGCGCATTTTGAAGTTTAGGCTTAGCTTCCGCAGGGGGTGTTGGGGGAGGAGTCTCGGTTTGAGCAGCGGGTGTTTCCGGCGTAACTGCAACAGCACCCGAAGGTGCGTTCTGAGGATTTAATAAGCTATCAAGCTCTGCTTGCTTAGCTGCTTCTTTAGCTGCTTCTTCAGCCGCTGCTTTGGCTTCTTTTTTATTAGCCGGGGGTGCAGGGGGAGGCGTAACCTCAGTAGTAACGGGGGCCGTAGCAGGAGGTGGAGCTTGCTGTTCTCTTTCAGCTTGTTCTTTCGCGGCTTTGGCAATTTGGTTACTGAAGTGGTTTCTAACCCCACCAACTGTACCGGGGACCACTGCCATACCCATCGAAGCGGCGGCGGTATTTACGTACTCTTTTAGTGCCTCTGCATCAGCCAAAGACAAGTTTGCGCCAAAGCGCTCTGCCACCGTTTGGATTTCTTCTGGAAGAATTTCTTTGCCGCCCGTGACGGCAATACGTTTAGCGACTTCAGCAATTAGTGAGTCGGCGGCTTTCTCACCAACTTTGAGCGCATTAACCCCAATCTTGTTAACAAAATAATCTGCAACCGAATGGACAATGGCAGCAGGAACGAGGCGTCCAAGGTTGATGTCTTCAGGGGTCTGGTTATTACGTTGTGCTTCCTGCACCGCCCGACTTGTGGTTTCGCCAGCGCCATGTAGACCAGCTTGACCCACCATACCAGCGGTAGTACCCAGAGCGAGAAGTTCTTTTTTGGCTTCTTTAAGAATAGTCTTTTCAGCTTCTTCTTTGGACATTTTTTCGGCAGCTTCAAGAATGCCTTTTTTGACCAAAGTTTTGGCTACTGCACCAGAGATTGCACCGGGAAGCGCGCCAACACCTGCACCAGTAGCCGCACCAACACCTGCACCAACTGCCATTGTGCCAAGCGTTTCGGCTAAGTTAGCCACACCAGATCCAATCTGATACGGGAGCCAGTCAGTTATAAGAGGAACGATCCCTTCCTTAAGGGCTTCCATAAATTCGTCAGTCTTACGAACTACTGTTTTTGATTCTGCGTTGTGTAGGTTCTCAACCCCGCGCTTGATTAAGTCACTGCCGGTTTCTTCAGCGCCAACCTTTTGAGCAAGACGCCCCGCTAGGACTTGAGCGCCGCCAAAAGTCTCCTGTAGCTGGGGTACATAATTTTTGATACCCCGCATAAAATCACTGGAGTTATCCTCCGGTGCAAGTACACGCGGTCCCTGCGGTTCTGGAGTAGGGGGCTTTTTAGTGTCAAATAAAAACGCACTAAAATCTTGACCAGCAGGCGTAGTATCAGGGGCGGGGCCAAACAACTCCGAACTAAAATCGCGTCCTTGCATGACAGTCCTTATTTGATTGCGATGCCTCTAGCTTTTGCCGCTGCTTCTATTTCCGCCACTGATTTACCAGATGCTTTAGCCGTCGCTTCAACGTCTGCCCTAGACATTGTTGTAGGAGCAGCGGGAGGGGGCGGCGAAGTATTTGCACCTCCTACCGTCATACCAGTAGATTTAGTGTACAGAGCTTTGGCTGTGTTATACATTTCTTGAGCTTGTTTATGCTGGGCAACAGCATCTCTGTCATATTGCGCCAATTGCCCTTCATAAGTTTCTACGTTCTTTTGTTTTTCTTTATTGTTAGGATCATTTTGGAGCAGCAACCGCGCTTGGTCTAGTTTTGCTTTACCAGCTTGGTAGTCTTTGCCGCTTCTAACAGACTCAATATATTTTTCAGTAGCCAGAACAGCGTTATACGAATTGGTAAGCGCAGTTTGAATCCTTGAAAAATTAGTCGCGTCTTTTTGCGCTGCGGCAACTTCTTTATGAGCTGCGGATACAAGCTCTTGCCCTCTGAGGTGCATTTGGGCGTTATAGACAGACGTATCCATCTGCCCTTGGCCTTGCGCGTTAGAAGTGGCAATTTGAGCAAGAGTCTGTCCCCGTGTATCAGCATGACGCCCAAGGACTTCATTGAGCTTCATACCGCGTTCAGCAAGACTAGCTTTTTCTCTGCCAGCTTCTTCCCAGTTACCTTTTTTCTCAAGCCTTTCAGTTTGACCAAGATCGTAGATAAGTTTGTCGGTTTCACGTAAAACCTTCTTCCGTTCCTTCTCATCTTCAATCATGATAGGAATGGATTTCTTGAGAGCAGTCATACCCGCTACAAGCGTAGCACCGGGAGTTGAACCCCAGCTTGCAAAGAACTCGGCAAGGCGAAGATTCTTTTGACGTTTGGCGTCGTCGTCCAAATTGGCACGCTCCGCCATGATTTTACTGCGGTAATCGAGCAGTTCTTGATTTGGACCTAAACCAATAGCTTCTCGATCTTTTTGTTGGCGTTCATAAATTGCTTTCTGTGCTTCAGGAGGTTTAGCAGCTTCTGCTCGAAGCGTTGCAAACATTGGATCTTCAGGGGGCGCAACCGCATTTACGTATCCGGGCATTTTAATGCCAGCAGGGGCAGGGGCAACTGAAGGACGAACAACAGGCGCAGCGGCTGGAGCAGCTTGGGTAGTAACGGGAGGCGCGGCAGGGGCGGGGCCAGCAGTAGGTACAGCCGTTATAGCAGAAGGATTAGTTAAAGCAGCGGGGGGTGGAGCAAGTTCCGCAGGGGCAGGGGCGGGAGGAGCCGGTGGTTTTGTTCCATAAGACTCCGCATGGCGATCCGCCATCATCCTGAATGGATTAATTTTATTTAGAGCTTCGCCCGGATTGTATAGCCAGCTAGGTGCGCCACCATATTTTTTGAAGTTTTCGTCTTCGCCTTTGACTAGACTCTGATTGTTTTCGTCAGTAGATTCAGCAAACGCAAGGATACCGCCTCGCGCCATGCGAGGAACTGGCATCTTCTCTTGGATCAGACGCGCAGCCATCTGTTTAATTGATGGACTATTAGATTCTTTGGCGTACTTCTTGAGATCGTCCACATCCATCTTCGAGAGCGTGCTTTCAATCTCGCCGCCCACATCGTAGGACATGATGCCGCCTTTTGCGGCGTGGATAACCCCACCTTCTTTTCTGGGCGTAGGCGTACCACCAAACGCACCGTTCAGCGCACCGTATGCACCGACTGCACCAATACCCTGAGTGAGAGCATTAGGCGCGGCCTGATACATATTGGTGGTCGAAGCTTGCATAGGCAGACCACGCAGCATGTTTGACATCGTACCCAATTGCATCAGCGGATACTGTTGTGCGTTGGCGTAGTCTTGCAGCGCTTGATTAAGAATCATTTGTTGCAGTTGCTGCTGCTGACCGCCGTACTGATTCTGTAGTCCGTAAATTCCTTCTTGAGCCGTTAACTGTTGTTGTCCTAGTCCAAATAATTGTTGCGCCGCAGCAAGTTGCTGAGCGTTCATTTGTTGACCGTAATTAGCACCAAATTGTCTAGATTGTTCAATGGCTTGTTGGTTAGCCAGCATCGCCTGTTGGTTTGCTAGCTGAGCTTGCATGTTTTGCCCAGCGCCAAGTTGTTGCACTCCAAGATTAGCTTGAAGATTCTGCAACCCAGTGTTGTAAGCCATCTGCTGATTAGCAAAATTGGCTGCTTGGTTTTGTTGAGCGTTAAATTGCCGGTTTGCTTGACTTAACTGACCTTGGTTTAAACCATACTGACCAAGAATTCCTTGATTAGCCAAGGCGATCTGATTAGCTGCTTGTTGGTTAGCCGCTGCCGCTGCTTGATTAAATTGCCCTTGTTGCAGGCCATACTGACCTTGCAACGCTTGATTAGCCATCGCAGTCTGTTGGCGATTAGCGACGTTACCCATCGCCATCTGCTGATTCATGGTTCCCTGTTGAAGACCGTACTGACCTTCCAAAGCCTGATTAGCCAACGCCGCTTGCTGATTCATCGACCCTTGTTGCAGCCCGTACTGACCTTGCAACGCTTGATTAGCCAATGCGGTTTGCTGATTCATAGTCCCCTGTTGAAGACCGTACTGACCTTCCAAAGCCTGATTAGCTAATACCGCTTGTTGACGATTAGCAAGATTAGCCATAGCCATCTGCTGATTCATCGTACCTTGCTGCAACCCAAACTGATTCAATGCGCTTTGGTTATTTATATTTGCCGCCTGCCGAAATCCTGCATTAGCCAATCTGACCGCTTGATCCATTTGACCTTGCGTCAGACCGTACTGCCCTTGCAATCCTTGGTTGGCAAGCTGTTGTTGCTGCAATAATTGAGCGTTCTGTAGAGCAGTGTTGTACTGCTGGCCTTGGTTAAATTGCCCAGTTTGCATCCCAGCGGCTTGGTTCAACTGCTGCGCGGTCAAGCCGGTCTGTGCGCCAAGACCTTGAGTTTGGAGCAGGGAACTTAGATTCTGAACACCCGTCTGCTGCTGCACCGCTTGGTTAGCCATCGCCGCTTGAAGGGCTGCTTGCTGTTCAGTATTGAATTGTCCTTGCGCAGCTTGGAATGCGGCTTGTGAACCTTGAGCTTGAATATCCCCTTTCTGTGTTGCTAGATTGCGCGCAGCTTCAGCGTTTTCAATAGCTTGGCGTGATCCACCAAAAGCACCGGATTGAGCAAACTGCGCGCCACGCCTAGTCGAGGCAATATCTGCTTGGCGTTGTGCTTCGCGCTGTTGAATACCCACCACACTTTGCATGTATGGGGACATATACGCATCAGTTGCTCCGGGCTGCGTAAACGAACTAGTACCAACATTACCTGCCCCCTGCATCTGGAAACGCTCAAGAGGAAGTGTATTAACACGCTCAAACCCAATGTTTGTTGGCTTGTAGTCAAGCTGATGCCCTGTATATAAAGGGACTTCTCCAAGTTGAGTAAATTCAGCTTGTGCCGCTTGCATCATGGCGGCGTTTTTAAGTTGCGCCGCCGTACCTGTTTGTCCGTAGGCAGTTGGACTAGTACTTAACTGCGCTGCGTAAGCAGTAGGAGAAGTACTTAACTGCGCTGCGTAGGCAGTTGGACTAGTACTTAACTGTGCTGCTGTACCTGTTTGAAATTCTCCTAACGGTGCCCCATTAAGTTGCGCAGCACGCATTCTTTCAGCCGCAGATATTGTAGGAGCATTCCCTAAATAAGTTTGTTGTGCGGTTTGCCCCCGAACATTTTGGGGCTGGTTCATTTGGTAATAATTTACATCAGGAGCGTAAGCTTGCCCCATCGTAAATTGACCGGGATTATATCCAGCATTAGCAGCGCGCTGCATTGCGTCAGCGGTATATTCGCTGGCAGCATTAAATTGCCCCGGCATTTGCAGATTGTAGATACCATTCTGCGCCATCTGCTGCATCGGCGTGAACCCAGCGACTGCTGCGCTAGGATCATAGGAAGTCATATTCCCATTTGCGTCGTACGTCCCACCGTACGCTTGATAAGGTCTAAGAGGTCCTAGTTCAGTCTCACCCGTAGTAGGATTTGTAGTGGTATTAAACAATTGATGCTGAGTTGCGCCCAGCATGTTCTCTACATATCCACGAGCATATTCGGGGATATTGGTATTCGTTACCGTCGAGCTAGTTTGACCGCCGCCACCGCCGCCCTTACCCATGATTTACTCCTTCGAGGGGCAGTTCAAATGTTGCCCATAGGCTTTTATGCCCGTCGTTTTGAAATATTTTAGCCCAACCGCGCCGAGCGGTGGCTTCGATCCCGTCACATCCCATGTCTTTTGCATACCGACGTAGCAGATCAAGCATAGGATCTTTCCATTTACTCAATTCCATGCCACCACAAAAAGTCATAGACAAAACTTTGCGTTTTGGGTAGTTCATGAAGTTTGTGACCACTGCGCCTTTGATCTCACTACCTTCAAACGCAACCCATAGATCATGTTCGTAATCTACTATTGCGGTGTGAATGTCATCTACAGTGTATCTACCATAAGTATATCGCGCCGCCCGATCCAGAAATGGCCCAACAGTTTCCCAGCAAGTGTGGATTAACTCTTTGGGAACCATTGAAACTTGAATCATCGTGGTATGTACTTATGGGGATTTATTTGTTTACCTTGTTTGGGATTGCCGGTACGCTCTTGCCGCACTTTGGTCATCATCTGGTGAAGCACTTTAGCCCCGGCTTCCGTTGATCCGTTCCCAAGATGGGAGACCACATCAGCAGGGATAACAAATTCTCCGTCAGCCAAACGAGCCGGTTGTCGTCCATTGATGGTAGCCGGAATATTATCCGACATTCCATCCCCCGGCCCTTTTAGCAAACGTGGGTTTCCACCAGCGGCATATCCTCCAAGGTCACTAACGCCCATGATACCGCCCTTTGCCGCTTCTTGGTATTGGGTAGCGTCAGATTTAGCTCCGGGTGGGCTAAGATTTAACTGCCCCATCGGTGTCGGAGCGGGGAACGATGGCAAAGACACGTAAGCACGTTTGTTAGTTTTGGCTTGGCGGACTCGCGCCGCAGAGTAAGGGTCAAGGCTACGAGTATCAGGATCGGTGTCGTGATAGATACCCGCATCGGTTGGATGGGATGAAGGCATCTTGGGCGTTTCGCCTTCCATCATCTTGGTGTAGTAGTCCAGAGTGCTCGACAAGTTACCCGTTGAACCACCACCAGCAAATTTTTGTGGTTGGTTTTGGTTTTGGCTAACATCGGCTGGTCCACCTACGTTAATAGGGGCCGACTTAGCTTCAGGCTTTAGTTGCTGAAATGACTGCATCAGATCAGGAGTGCCCGCCTGTTGAGTCATAAAAGAATTTGTTGAACCTTGTGGGTTTACTGGAGCGTTGACTTGAGTACTGTTTTGACCAAAAAACCCGGTGTTTGCCCCTGAGTTTTCGTTGCCAAAAGCATAGTTAGGAGTAGATTGCGTGCTGTTTTGATCGCCACCAAAATCGACAGGTACGTTCAACGTCAGGTTCCCACTGCCTGTAACGCCGCCTTGAGCCATCTGCATGATGCCGCCTTCGGCATATCGGGGGGCGTATTGATACTGGGATGGGTTGGCAATCGTTGCTTGATAATTTGGCGATAGCTTGTATTTGCTCAACGGACCAGAGTACGGAGCACTGTTGAAGTTACCGCGATTTGGATTAAGCAAACCCAAAGCACTCGCTCCTAAATACGCACCAGCCATTGTGGTCTTAGGGTGCGCGTCAGCCCAAGACATTGCTTTGTCTAGGCCATTCATGAACGCAGACTTAGGCTCAGCCCCACCTTCTCCGGGTAATGTATACATCCCTCCGGGGGTTTTCGCCGTATAACCTTCTACTCCAGAAGCAGGAGGGCCACCAAACAAATTATTAAGGAACCCACCACCCCCTTGCCCCACTTTTAATTCTGGGTAAGGACCATATTGCGCAAGGCCAGCGGTAGGGGCTGGTCCAGCAAAAGGCGGGGCAGTATTAATGCCAGCGGGAGCAAAAGGTGGCGGTGCAACAGAGGGCGCAACGGGAGGCGCGGCGGGCATTGGTGGAGGAGGCGGTGCGCCAAGAGATGTTGGATCAAAAGACGGATTAAACGAACCGGGAACACCTGTTACCGGATTAACTGAACTATTAATAATGTTTGGAGCAGTAACCGGAGAAGTTACAGCGCCTTGTTGTAGTGCGTTTATTCCAGCGCCAGCACCCGGACCACCTGCGGCAGCGGATTGGGCCATAGCTGCTGCTTCTGCTTGAGTTAGTCCGGCAGGAATAGCAGTAAGTCCTGATGCTCCAGCACCAACACCAGACAATTCTCCAGCAGTTAGAGCAGCGGTAGCAAAATCGGCAGCGGATGCTGCGGCGGCTTCTTCACCTCCCGCTTCAGCGGCAATAAGGAAAATATCCATCATTGGCATGATTGAGCCTCTTTAATTTCTGGTTGAGCCAGATCCGTACCGCGAAGATTGTGTAGACAACAGACAACCACGTTGTCCGTCAATGCTAAGAATGCGTGCTTTTTGCCAGCAGGTATTTTAACAATAGATGGTGCAGTAAATACACCGATACTTTCGCCATCCTGCCACGCTTCAACTGATCCGCTCGACACCAAGGTGATGTGGTCGTGAGCGTGTACATGTTGGGACATGACAGTATTAGCCTTGGCTACGCTATATGCCCGAACCCAGATATCGTCTACCTCGGCAAACTCGACGTAGTTAGGATCAATTTGTTTCATCCAACTTTCCAGTTAGTCCCATCCGAATAGACAGGCACTTTATTTGACCCGCCACCGGTTACCGTGGAGCCAAATGTAGACACAGAAGCGTCAATAACAAACCCTCTGGCACCCAAACCGGATACAGCCGCGCTTAATAATTGGGCTACCGTCACGGGAGTACTTGGTTGATTAACTGCGTTATCAATTTGATTGAAGTACAGACGGAGAATGTTATTAAGCTGGTTGATGTACTGTGGGTCGTACTCAACCGTTGAGTTGGGTAGGCGCGGGGATACAATATTACTCATCTGCGACCGTCATTACGAATGTCAATTCGGGGAGCGCCAAGCTGCCATTGCAACCCAAGCTGGCTACCTTCAATCTTAAACGCCATTTGGCGTCCACGCACGCGGGTGTAGATCTGTCCAGTATACGCTTCGATTGGGTATGTAGCTGTGCGAGTAGATGTAGCGTAAGCGTTACCACCCACAGACAAAGGGCTGTTATATCCTGAACCTGAGTTCTGCATGGGGTACAGCGTCATGGTTACTTGCGGACTTGCGGCAGTAGACCCATCGAATTTAAGATCAGGCAGCATACGCCACACAAAACCAAAGTTGTGCCCATCGTCAATATCAAATTCGGATGATAAGATGTAAGACGAAATGGGCAAACCTGTAACGGAATCAGTGCAGTCGTCTACACCGTTCTCATGCCAGACGAGATTATTTGAATAAGTAGCTGCAATTGGGTAATCATTCAAACCACTGTCAATCCAAGCCGTGCGGCCCATTGTGCCGTAGTACCATACATTTTCCAAATAGTTGTATATAACATATCTATCCACAGCCGTGCTATTGGTAGAGCAATAGAACCACCACACCTCATTAAAACCTTCGTTGGTACTGGCAAAGACCTGATCTAATTGATTTTTGTTGATGTTCTCAAACACATATTGACGAAGATCACAGCTAAGCGTCTGCACGCGACCGTCGTATTTGTAGAATTTATCTATGCCCATCCAGTACGTAACACCGGAAGCAATAACTGCGGCGTTAAGTCCAGCAATTGAAATGCCATCACCAAGAAGTTGTGAACCCCACACTATCGGCGGACCAAGATACTGCAAAGAGTATAGAGACGAATCAGTAAAAACAACGATCTCTTGCCGACTTTGCACAGCCGTAACAATTTTAGAACCGTGCGACAACCGCAAACTACCAGCTTGGTTAGTAATAGCAGGGGTCCATGTGGTCAATGATTCTTGGTCAGACCACCGGATAAGCATAGGGTCTAATACGGTACTGCCATAATCATTAGTGCCAAACAGAATAACAAACCGGCTAGTATCAGAGATGAGTATTAAGTTTTGGTAAAACGGAATATCAACAGGGTCTACCCCATATAGCTTAGATATTAATATGCCGCGTGGTGAAACAGCATGTGTGCCTGATTGGGCACCGGAAGTGTTAATTGGATAGCCGTCGTAGACGTTGGATAGGTTACATGTAAATTCAATTTGAACTAGTGTTTGTGCTGTGCCGGGAGTACTTGCATAGCCTGACGCAGAAACCCCAGTAATACTTAGAGTTAACGGTATCCCCGTATAAGTATTTACAAATCCAGATGCAGAAACTCCACTAATACGTACTGTTCCCGGCACATTGGTGTACCCTACAGACCCAGCCGCAGAAACACTAGTAATACTTACCGTTACTGCTCCGCCGGAAACACTAGGAGAGCTTACAGCCCCAGATGCAGAAACTCCACTAATCGGTACTGTTGCTGATAGGCCAAGACCAGCAGTAGAATTTACTACGTAATAGACTATACCCGGAATTAGTCCAGTAGGAAGATACCCAGATGTATCTAGTGTAATTGCGGTCCCATTAATCAAACCCACATAAGTCGCTATTACTGCGGGAGAACCAAGTGTTATGCTATTTATGGCGATGGGTTGATACCCAATAGTTGCGTTCCAATAATATAAAGAGCTACCAGAGGGACCATATATCAAATCTTGCCCAAAATTTTGTTGGGACCAAAACTGAATTGCAGTTGGGGAAGTACCACCATTACCCCATGTCCCCTCACCCCATGTTCCCGCACCCCATCCTACAAGCGGCACTTGATACGCAGGACCAACATTTGTCTGATATGCAATATAAACAACACCGCCTCCAGTCGTGTTACTAGAAGCTGTGCCGGGCACGGTAATGGTGTAAGTACTGGAATTTATGAATGTGATCTGATACGTAGCAACCGTAAAGGCCACACCCCCCACAGTTGGAGGAGTGCTTGGGTAGTAGAGCGTTATGTAATCATTAGTGACTGCCCCATGTGCAGGGTCAGTGATTGTAATCGTTGTGTTGCCCCCAGAGTTGGTGGCGGTATTAGTAGCAAACGGATTGTTTACGGTACTAGTTTTACGGATTGGGGTGATGTCGTAGTACGAACCGCCGTTTTGAATATAAAACTTGAGGTTGGTTCCAACTCCAATTAGAGTTTGACCGACAAGCGTCACCCAAGACCAAAGTGAACGACAGATACCAAGAAATTTGCTACCGGAAATTTGTAGCCATCCGCCAATTTTCTCAGGCGTGCCTTGCCGGAAGCGAATCTTTTCCGACTCATAGTAGCCGCCCTCGTTGGTGTACCGCGTGTTTTCGCGGTTAACTCCGGGCTTGAACAAAAGTTTTTTAAGGGGCATTATTTGCTCGCTACACCTTTGGACTTCTCAAATGAGCGCATACCGCCAAAACCAAGGAGACCGGCAAGGAGCGTCATGAGTTGTTCAGTTTGTAGATCCGGCGGAGGTTGTAACCCTTGAGGAATTATATTCACCCCTTGCCCAAAAGACCATATCCACTGCATCAGTGGGTATCCAAGGAATTGGTAAGCCAAGCCAAGAACCCCAACCCAGCCCACAGCAGGACGCCACCCACTGACAAATACGCTAGGATTTTCCGCTTCAATCTTATTGACTTCAACCTGCGCCAAATCGGTTGTCTGGTCAATGCGCTTTTCTTCAAGGTCGAGCTTGCGGTCTTCCAACGCCATTTCCATGCGTTCTTTATCTGTCGTGATGAGGTCACCCGCGACCTTGCCAACGCCTTCAATTATTGACCCTATCCCAATCAAATCCATTACTTGAGTCCTGCAAGAGTGCGGTTGATCCAACCCAGTAAGAACTTAGACTGACTTCGATCTTTGTTGCAGATGGTGACGTATCTCTGGATTTTGGCAATAGCGTAGGCTGGCACAAACTTTTCCGGCGTACAAATGTTTAACCGTTCGACGGTTTTGGGTCCGATTGCGCCGTCGGGGGTGACTCCAACGATGAGTTGGGCGAGCTTGATTGCAACTCCGGTTCCGGTGTTGACTGCAAAGTTGAAGATTGTTTCGGCAATAGCTTGTTCCTTAATGTCGTCACCTCGGACACGATCCCAGAAATTAAACTTGTAAAATTCTCGAACCAAAGGCGTAGCTGATCCGAAATCTTTTTGATCGATGAATCTCCACCCACTCCAGTCGGGGTTTGGTTTTCTTGCGATTCCTGCATAAGTCTGTCCTCCCCGGTCCCCCGGAATGTCGGTCAATTGAAACCCACCCTCGTCGTGGATCATTTTTTCAAAGGCGGGGTTGAAGTCAGCCATTATTTCCTCAATCGTTCTTCAAGGATGACAATCCGTTCCCGATTGATGTGGATCAGGTCGCGGTTGACTTGGATCTCCTTTTCAAGATCCTGCCGCAGTTTTTCTCGCGCCAGTTCAGCCCCGGAGTTGGCGGCTTGTTTGTTGTCGGATGTGACAACAAGTGAGATTTTGGCATTAAGTACCGTGACATCGTGGCTGAGTTTGTCCAGCGACGACATCAGGTAAACCACGCAAGTGAAAAGGATCGGCAAAACAGCAAACGCCGTCTTCTCGATCAACTGACTTTTGGCTTCTAGTTTCTCGGTCATGCTTTATCCCTCATCTTGTTGATGATCTCAAAGGCCGACTTGACTTTTTCTTCCAACACAGCTACCCGTAGATCCAACTTGGACAGCACAACAATCAAGGTTACGAGACCAAGGACCACGGGCCATGCTTTTAGAAAAAGTTCAGCTATTTCCATTGCCGTACATCCTTGTATACTCGTCCCGAAGGAATGTCACCTTTTTGCGCCCGCTGTGGCGTTTGACAACCCCTAAAGCTGGAGGGCTGTTCAAATATTCTGCGGCTCGCAGGATCAGGTCCGGGTCATCATCTAAAATACCTAGCGCCGTGTTACACCGTTTACACAAGATCCCACGAACATCATCTGAGTCGTGGCAGTGGTCTACGGCAAACTTGTACTGTTTGAGCTTGAGAGGGTTGTCACAGATAGCGCAATTATACCCCTGAAGTTTCAACAGGAAGTCATAATCTGATGGGGATAATCCAAAACGGTCAAGACGATTTATGTCTGATTTGCACGCGCTACAAAGAAAGTAGTCCTTACGTCCGTGAACAATAAGGTCTTCCCGGAGAAATTCTCTACGGCAGATAGCGCAGAACAGCATATAAAAACCCCGGTGGGTCGCACCGGGGCCTGACTTTAATTGTCAGTCTGTTCGTCGTCTTCTTCAGCGTCTTCTCCAGCGTCTTCTCCAGCGTCGTCAGTTTCAGCAACTGCGTTAGCAGCAACTTCAAACTGCGCTTCGATGTGTGAAGAGAAGAGGCTGCTCAGCGTGAATTCGTTAATACCACTTTCAACAGCTACAGCAAATGCAACAGAGAACAAACCGTTCAGCGCATCAATAGGCTCAGAACCATCGATGGCGGCAATGATCAAGTCTTTCATGAAAATCTCCGGGTTAGGTGGGCGGGTGCCCACCGCAATTTTACCGAGTCCGTAAGACAGAGAAGTTACTTTTTCAAACCTTTGAGCGTTTCCGCTAGCCGTGCGCGTTGCCCGAGCTTACCCGGTTTTTTTGCCGCAGCCGCGAGTTTCTTCTCAGGGATGGGTTTACCAACTTTGGCACCAAGTTCAGCGCGAAGAGCACCGGGTTTTTTAATTGCCTTTTGAATCCATTTTTCGGCCATCTTATACCCTCTAATTTTACTGAAGAATTTTGTCCGCAGACGCTTGAGAGATTACCGATGCGCCAACTAACAACGCCAAAACATCAGTAGTGTGGGCCAACTGTTGAGATATTGCCATCTCTTGTTTAGCTGTCACAACTTCAGGGGCGGAGTTATTGTCCCATTTCACCCGCTCAGCCAAGGTTAACCCAGACCGAATATCCGAAGCAGTCCACGTACGTGGTGCAGGGGGCGCGGGTGGGAGAGGTTCGGGTTTGATCAGTTGCCCGTCTACCCAACCATCACCATTCTCAGCATCATCTGGCACTTCAGTGTTGTAAAAAACCGCTACATCTGGGTGGTAAATCTTTGACGGAATATCGTGGGCAACATCCCGAATACGACTATCTTCAATCCATGCGTATTTCATAATTAATAACCTTCTGTCCAGTAAAGGATAACTGCACCACTTCCAGCTAAAGCGCCGCCGTTATAACCTCCAGAGCCACCACCACCGGAATTGTTTGTGAGAGCACACGCGCCGCCAGCACCCCCGCCAAAACCACCTTTACCGCTTGCGGAAGCAGCATTTGACCCACCGCCACCGCCACCAAAACCTCCGGTTGCACCACCTGAAAGAGTGTATGATGCGCCACCACCACCGCCGGGTCCCCCACTGCCGCCTGTACTGGGGGTACCGGAGGTACCGTTGCCTCCTGAGCCATTCAAAGTCTTTGATATCAATTGGACAAATAAAGACTCCCCAGTGGAAGAGCCTGATCCGTTTGTACCTGTCCCCGCTTGACTGGGGGCACCTAAACCGCCGCCGCCAATAATTCCAGTTGCTGCCCCTCCGCTGCCACCCCCACCTATAGAACCCGCGTAACCAACTCCACCCCCACCGCCGCCAGCCGTAGTTGCAGCGCCGCCATTTCCCCCACCAAGACCACCTCCACCCCCATGTATGCTAGCGGTGGTTCCATCATCCCCCCCATTACCTCCATTACCGTAAAACGAACCAGCAGCACCTCCTCCGCCAGCGCCATTAGTATTTGTGGCAGACCCGCCACTACCACCAGTGGCGGTCAAAGCGCCCCGCAAAGTATTAGACGCAGTTCCTGTTCCCCCTGCGCCGCCCGTTACGGTGCTTGTTCCTACCCCACCAGTGGCTGTTAAAAGCGTACCAAAAGAAGAAGTTCCGCCAGTGGCAGTGGAGGCTGCCCCCGCGCCTATTGTGATTGTGGGCAGCACTTGACCGGGAATAACATCAATAATTCCAAAAGCAAACCCGCCGCCGCCACCACCGGCACTAGGATAACTACTACCACCACCGCCACCACCTCCAAAAACAGCAACACCAATTTGGTAGACGTTCTGGGGAACAATTTCCGTAGAAGTTGTGGTGGTAATTAATTTATAATTAGCCCATTTTGGGGGGGCTACACGGGTCGCTATGTTGGGAGGCAACCCAAACCCATACATTCCTTTATTCATTAGAAATCTCCGCCATAAGCAATTACACGAATACCACCATTTAAATTGGCGTTTCCAAACGAAGCACTAGTCGCACTAGCATTTCCAATAATACTTATAACCGAACGATATGTATTAGTGCTAGTCACTGTGACCCCAATACCCGCACCAGTTAATGACTCAGAAGTTATTGCTCCGCTGGATGCAACACCTCGAATGGCCCATGTGACACCGGAGTTCGACGTTGCTATGCTGGTCTGAGTAATTTTAACGGGTAAACTTGGATTATATGTACTTGCGTAACCAATTGACGTTGTTCCCGTCATTGCTGCGGATGAGTAAACTGAAAACACTTGAGAATAGACATTTGTACTATAAACCGTTGTTGCATTTGGGCCTGCAATAGTTTCCGAAACTTCAGCGCCCGTTGTATCAAGACCACGAATCGTAAAGTTGATTGCAGACTGGTTGGTGCCTGAAGTTATTGACACTAGCGCAGGGTTGGTCATCACATAAGGCGTTGATGTCAGCGTAAAGTAGGTGCTACTCACTGTAGCCGCCACTCCAATTGCGGCTGTGCTTGCAGCAGTTGTAAGTGTCACAAGTGCGCCAGAAGCTGGGCTGGAGGATACGGCGGCGGAAGTGCGGCTAGCCGATAGAATTGAAAATTGATTTGCCGAAACCGTGGCTCGAAGAGAGTATCCAGTCGGAATGTTTAACGGCAATATGTTTGCGTTATTATTGCTTGCTAAATTGGCAACAGATGTTGCAACAGTTGTGCTCGCGGTAGTCGGAAGAATAGGAACTTGTTGCCACAAAAAGTAGCTAGACCCGTCATAAATAAACAGATTAACAAGTGCAGAAATTGTTGTTGCTACGCCAATTACTTCAATATAATCAATTCGACTACCAGAAGCACCAGCGGTAAAAACAGTTCCGGCAATTGTTGGCGCGGTCAATGACACATCACCCGTTGTTAGTAACGCAGACCCAACTTTTGGGGTAGATGCGTATTGTGCAGTAGTAGACATTAAATCACCTTAAATTAGGGCAAAAGAATCTGAGGGGTTAAAACCGCCGGGGGGTTGATTACCTCCGGTCGCCATCGTAATAAATGCCTGCGCAGGACTACTACCAATTGCCAAAGAAGCCCACGTGGTACCGTCAGATACAAGCAGATTACCCGCTGCGCCGGGAGCTACAACTTGAAATGCTGAAGTTCCGTTCCCAAGCAGTACGTTATTAGCTGTAAACGTAGCCGCCCCCGTACCACCTTGCGAAACCGTAACAGTTGTCCCGCTTTGTAGTATAGTACCACTAGCATCAGGAATAGTAAGTGTCCTGCTTGCCGTTAGCGTTGTTGGTGTTATTGTCGCGCCGTAACTACTCGTGCCACCAGCACGCCCTTGCAAAATTACAGAATCTTGGGTCGCCGCCGCAATTGCGGTTACTGTTGTAAATGTCCCAGTAGTAAACACCCCAGTAGTTGGTGTTATTGCCCCAACTGTTCCATTAAACGGTCCAGATAAACCCGCCGCAGTAAGCGTTGTGCCGTTGAACGTCAGGTTTGGAGAGCCAGCCAAATTGCCAGAACTGTTGTACTGAACTTGTGTGTTTGAGCCGTTAGCCGCAGCACTTACCCGAACAAAATCGGAGCCATTCCAAGCCACAAGGGCTTTATCACTTACTGCAATTGTTACCCCAGTCGTAGGGCCAGCACCCCGGATAGTGACCGTGTACGTCGCTGACGTATTGATAACAACGTAGGTTTTGCTCGCTGCCGGAACCGTGATGGTGATATTGGCTGATGTGGGGCTGCACAACAGCACCATGTACTGAGATGACGTAGACCCAAGACTTGAACCTATAGTCTTAGTAAGCGTCGTGTCAGTCGTGATTGTTTGTGTGCCAGCAACCGCCGCATCAATATACGTCGAAATGTAATTGTTGACTGTATCGCCCCAAGTACCCGACAACTCTCCCGTAGCAGGAAGAGCAAGCCCTAGAAGCGAGGTATAGGTGGTTGGCATGTCTATCCTTTAAACGGTTACCGTATTGGTCCAGTTAGCATTTTCAGTTGTGGTAGCGCTTGACCAACTTGGGCTTTGCGTTGTGGCAGTATTTGTCCAGCTTGGGCTTTCGGTTGTAGTGATACTCGTCCAGTTTGGGCTTCCAGTCGCAGTGACATTTACCCAGCTTGGTGTTTGACCATCATTTATAACACTCCAGTAAACATACCCAAAATTACCCACGTTGCCCATTGCGGGGCAACCGGTGATGGCTACAAGGCGATCTCCGATTGAAACAGATTGTACAGCCCCAGTAGCAAAAACACCAGATATTGGACGAGCAAATGCAGTAGTTCCTACTTCCCCTGCGGCGGTGGCTCCAGTTAAATCAACGGCTACATCTATCCCTACATTTTCAACCGCAGCATCAGCAGAAGTACCGGATATCAACAATCCCGGTTCTACACTACCAACTAACCCAGTAGAAGACGTTCCACTTAATATATTAGTATAAACTACGTCGCCTATAAACCCAGAAGCTGTTACACTAGTTAACGCAACTGATACAGACCGCCCAACCGTACCAACCGTCCCGGTGGCAGATACTCCAAAGACAGACTGCGTTATATTTGGAGATACAGTGCCAATTCCCCCCGCTGCGGATACTCCAGTAAGAGGGAAAATGTGAGGGCCAACCCCTACTGTTCCAACCAAACCAGCCGCAGAAACTCCACTTAGTACATCACCTTTAGCGGCAGTGGCCGTACCAATTGCCGCAGATGCGGCTACCCCACTAAGTGCAAATGACCGGTCCCCTACTACAACCGAACCAACTGCACCTGTAGCCAACACTCCAGTGAGGGAAACAGGTTTGGCAAACTGAACATTACCAACCGTGCCAAATGCGGCATTTCCAGTAATAGGTATAGTGCGGGCTGGGCTAACTGTACCGACTAATGCGTCGGCATGAACCTCAGAAATTTCTAGATTTGTAGAGGTTGAACCGGGTGTGCCCTGCGCTTCTACGCCGGTAAGGGCAACAGCTTTAGTAGATGAGACGTTACCAACAAGGCCAGAGCCTATTACTCCAGATAGCGCGGCGGTTTTACTGCCTGCAATAGTTCCTACTAAACCAGAAGCTACGGCCCCACTTAGGGTTACAGATCTTGTAACACTAACTGAACCAACCGAACCAGAAGCAGATACCCCCGTCAGGGTTATAGATGGCGCAAAAGTGACGGTCCCAACCGAACCGGAAGCAGATACCCCGGTTAGTGCAAATTGAATTGCACCGCGCGTAACAGTTCCAACAGAACCAGAGGCCACTACACCAGTTAAGGCGGCGGATGGCGCAAAAGCAACGGTTCCAACAGAACCAGCAGCGGTAACCCCGGTAATACCTATTGTTACCGATACACCGGGGGCGCTTACAGAACCGGACGCGACAGTGCCCGTTAGGGCGTCTTGCGAACCGCCCCACGTATTACTACTCCAAGTACTGGCCCCCCAGCCGGTAGCCACAGTACTTCACCAACCTATTAGGTTGTAGCCAAACGAATCAGAGCAGTGCTGGTCGTGTTGCTTGGCATCGTCAGAGTAAACGTACCCGCAGTCACGGTCTGTGAACCAAAGGTATGAACACTAATCGCCTTGTTAGATTGCGTCGAATTGTAAACTAACACTGTGTCAAACGCCGTTGAAAGCGTGACGGTTGTGTAAGTAATCGAAGCAGATGGCGTCCAGTAGCCAACACCCGCAGTAGCTGAGCTATTAGTAGACGTTGGAGCCGTTGCGTTTGTTACAGTCACACCACCAGCAGTATAGTTAGTACCTGTGACTTCACCGGTTGCCGTGTACGCGGTAGTAGCAGCGTTGATTGTTGCCGAAGCAAGGTATAGCGCAGCTTTAAGTGTGTCCGTTGTGGGAGAAGTCAAACTTCCACGGGAAACAATAGTTGATGCCCCAAGCTGATGCTGACCAAGCATTAGTTCCCCAAGGAACGATGTACACATAGACTGAGTATTTGCCATGATTTATCCTATCGAAGCGGCTTCTAACGCCGTAAACGGAGAAGTTTTTAAAGTAACGTGGACAGAACGGTGAACCAATTCATCGTCGAGCCAATATTCAACCCATGTAGTAGACTCAATATCATTATCCAACAACCCCTCTTTTTTGACCAGAAGAGAGTCGTCCATCTCGCCGTGAATTGTGTTGACTAGCATTATACGATCCTGATGATTGCTGATGTGTTGGTCACTGCTGGGAATTGTACAGTGAACGTAGTGGTTGAAGTTTTGTCCGCCCCAAAATCCAGCACACAGATTGTTGGGTTTGTGGCCCCGTCTGCCAGATAAATTAATGCCCCTCGTGCAGTAACCGCAGTAGACCAAACTGCGTTATTAAATGACCAGTACGCAGTCGTGCCGGTAGCCCCCACAGTAGGGATCTGACTAATAACAAGGACTTGCCCCCCAGCGGTATACCCCGAGGCAGAAACCTCTCCGGTAGTAGTGTAACTAAGGGTGGTAGCATCTAGCGAAGCTGCGTTGGTGTACAACGCAATCTTGAAGACCTGTGTCGTCCCTGTGTTGAAATTAAACGTCCCACTAGGAAGCCCAGTCTTGAACGTATTGGTTGTCCAGTTGCCCGTGAATGCCATCAGGTCACCGTTTGACGATATTGACCAGAACGATATGCGTCCTGTCTTTCGAGGCCATCGCCACCACGTTTAGCCATTGCCATAGCTTCTTTATATTTTACTTCGTACAGCGCCACCATGTCGGATTCGCCTTTCATATAAGTGTAGGCTTCAACAAGAGTGCCGTAAAAAAGAACAATGTCGTAATTGTCCCCAAGCCAAGTATTGCCAGCCGTGACAATCGACTCTGGGTAAAAGAAGTAATGCAACTCCATTGTGTACACAGCGTCTGGAGTCGGGCCAAGGATAAACGTCAGTTCATTTGCATTGCCGGATTGTGGACCAAATAAAGCGTAGTACTTAGGGAGCGCTGTATCCGTAGGGCTGGGATATGCTTCGCGGATAAAGTTAACATCTTTGTTTAGCAAGTACGTGTAGTTGCCGCTTGCTTCAATAACTGCCAACGAATACGAAGACAAAAAATCAGCAGGGCAAGAGAGGTATTTGTTTGCTGGACTGGTTACCCCGGTCACGTTTTTACGCAATGAGGGGAACTGTACCGTGTTGTAAATGCGCTGTTCCGCCTGCTCAATGAACGTATTCATATCCGCAGTGGGGAAAGTGTTCTCCGTATAGTCAGAGACCGCAGTTACAAGCGCGGTATAGTTCATGCCATCGGACCTCTAGCCATCGTACCTTTAGTTGCAGCGCCAGTACCACGAATTTTGATGCCAGTTGTTTTTACATCAGGATACGGTTTGCTACGTGCGGCCCCAATGCTAACAGCCATGTCGCTAAGCTCAACCCGTTTAGCGTTACCGTAGCCGTTGTTATTTAGATCGGCTCCAGCTTTACCTTCCATATCATGGGGAGGGGCGTAAACGTCGGCAGAGCCAACCTCTTTGCCGCCTTTCTTTGCGCTGAAAGTAGCCATTATTTTTTACCTTGGTTCATGACACGGGACATGTTCTTCCCGTACTTCATGCGGTCATCCGTGGTTGGGCCACCCTTCTTGAGTTTTAGGGATGTACCTTTTCCGCCCTTGTGTTCTTGGGCATCATGCTGCTTGAAGGCTTTTTTGATCATAGCCTTGTCTTGAGCCTTGTCCATTTTCATATCTTCTTTGCTATCGCTCTTAGCCATGATTGGCTCCTTATGTTGTTACAACCGTTACTGTACCTAATTGCACCTGCAAAACCAAATTATTTGGAGTCAGTAACGTGTCAAACGCACTAGCCCCACCAACCGGATTCCAACCCCACTGAAAAACTCTACTGCCGCCGCCGGGATACCCATCATTCAAAGTCCCGGACAACGTGTAGCTCACATCAGGTCTAGGTTCACGAACTGCTTGCGGATCATTAACTGGATACAGGCCAAGAGATAACTGAGGTTGATCTGGGTCCCAACATGTAGGACAAACTTTAATGTTGAAGAGTTTGGTCTTTATGACCTCTTTTTTCAGTTCCTTGAGCTGATACCGCTGCCCACATCGGTCGCACTCCGCAATTGAGTATTTGCCTGATGCAAACTTTGACGGCATGATTAGTAGAACAGTTGACGAGGGACAAAACGATCCGCTGCTTTATCACGATCCTCCTGTGAAGCAAGCAACCACTGCTGTTCGTATTCATCTTTAAGCATCGCCACCCGATCAGGTGCAACGTCAGTTCGTTTCATGGCAATGTAGAACGCCATCCCAGCTACCATACATGGTACTAGACGGAACGGGATATCTTCGACATTTACACCATTACCGGCGTCTTGAAGGCGACGAAGCCTCCAATACACAAACGTGTAATTCCCACCAGCATCAGGTGAAGGCCATACGTTGATGCAAGGAAGATTTTGTACGTACACCGCAGCGCCAGCCGTGTGGGATGCTGCGGTAGTGTTGTTTTGCCCACGCCAACAGTTAGTCAGAGTATTGCCAACAATGTTCGTGTAGCTGATCGTTTCTGAGTCAATTTTCACGAACCCAGTAGTCGTCAGGTTAGATACGTCGCTGAGCGTAATACTTGTAGCTGTGCTAGTTATTGTGCTGCTAAGCGTAACACTTGTGGAATTTGTTTGAGCCGTTTGGCGGTTGACCCAGACCTGAATAGGTCGTCCTTGAGCTAGTTTGTTTGGGATCGTAGAGTATGTAGACTCTGAAATTCTGCTGATGTTGATGTCAGACTGGTTGCTAGATGACCCAGTGTTTTGGCGAATAACATGATCTAGCAGGTCGATTGTGTCTGCTGGTAGCGGGTAGATAAGCTGGCCTGTAGTCAGGACGATCTGACCCTCTTGGATCGTCCAAAGGTTTATGCCTCTATTAGCCCACTCAATAGTTAGTAGGTTTAGAGATCGGCGTGCTGTACGAAACTCATAGCCAGTGCGAACCTCAATACCGGCGCGCTCGTACGCTTCCTCAATGAGATCATTGAGGTCAAGATTGAACGTAGATAGACCGGTGGTGTATGCCATTATTATTGAGGCACAAAAGGTTCGGGGGTATAACTACTGCCTTGGGCTGCTGCTCGCTGGGCTACTTGAGCCGCTTGAGCCGCTTGTTGCTGTTGCAGTATTTGGTTCTGCTGCGCATTCTGCATATTAGCCGATTGGATAGCCCTCTGCTGTAACGCTTGTTGTTGATTCTGTACATAGTTCATGTACGGATCTTGCTGGTACTGCTGCGGCCTAAAGTATTGTTGCTGTGGCTGCTGTGGTGGTTGCTGTTGCTGTAATGGAGGTAAACCCAGAGCATTTCGCGCAATATTAATCTCTTGTAGACTCATATCAGACCTACCCGTCATTGGCTGCTGTTGCGGGGGGCCACCACTAGGACCTCTTGTCCCATACATGGCTTGCAACTGAGCAATTGACGTTGGGTTAGGGTAATTAGGGCGCGACATCTGCTGTTGCTGGCCTAGATTAGTAACTCCCATGATCCCAGCCAAATTATTTGACGACATCTGCTGCTGCCGCTGTGGGGGCGCAGGCATAGAGAATTGCATCTGCTGGGGCGGTCTGTATTGCTGGAATGGCTGCGTATATTGAGATGGGGGCCGATAAGTAGTTGGCGCGGCGACGTTTGGCGAACTTGCCCCATTGCCCATAGGTACAGTCGGCACGCCTTTCCCAGCCCCTAATGGTACTCCACCGCTAGATCCTGCTCCCATACCCATTATTTTTTTGCTGTTTTAGCAGACTTAATAAAGTCTTGTTTAGAAGGAGCGCCTTTAGATCCGGGCTTACGCATCTTCTCCCCAGAGCCTTCTGCTATCCGTTTGCGTTTGGCATTGATGTTATCGTACAAACCACCGCCTGCTTTGTATACTTCAACATCATTCGGGTTGTCTTTGCGAACAACCGTCTTGGCTTTGGGCGTTTTGGATGGACGAATATCGCCCATCCCACGGCTCGGTTTCATCGCTTTTTAGACATCCCGCCGCCGCACATTTTTTGCACTTTTTCATGCTCCATCATGTGTCCAGCAGAATGTTTTTTACACATATCCATATTATGAATATGTCCGCCAGCAGCGTACTTTTTAACAAAGTCCACCATGTGAGTGTGCGTGGCAGGACCGGGTTCTTTTTTAAATTCAGGCTCTTTCATACAAAAGTTCCTTTGGTTTTACCTTTAGTAGCGCAGCCATCAGCACGGCTAGAAGCCGATCCGCCACTAGACATCTTCTTGACCGATCCACCCTTTTTCATACCCATTGGAGGAGCAGTGGGAGCCATACCATCACCCGCAGGCATAGCAGGAGGCATTGGCCGACGCATCGGCATAGGCATATCAGCAGGAGCGCCCTTGCCCATAGGCATCATTTTACGTTTCATTTCACCACCTTTTGAAAATTTATGGCCTTTGTCGGCCTGTACAAACTCTCTACCAACAGACTGAGGGATATCAGCCTTCCTAGCAAAAGCTGGGTTGTTAGCCACAGCTTCCATGAAATAGTGCTGCTTTTTGCTTTTGCTAGGCATGTTTTTCTACCAGCCGGTCGATCTTAGCTTCAAGCCGGTCAAGCCGGTCAAAGATGCGATTGATGTCTGCGTCCAACTGTGTCTTGGTTACGTACTCTCTAGCAATCTCTTCACGTGTTTTGTTAATCAGCACTTGAAGGCGCTTTACCTCGTCATACATGCTCTTGAGGAAGAACCCAACAACACTGACGCCCACCGAAAGAACTGCGTTCCAAATCGTGTGTTCCATCACACAAACCGCCCCTTGGTTTTGCCACGCTGAACACAGCCGTCTGCACGTTTGGAAGCGGAAGTAGTAGAGCCACCTTTAGCCATCTTTTTGACTACGTTAGCTTTGGATTTGTTTTTAATTGAACCGCCATGCTTAAATTCGGATTCGTTTACATCAGCGTTTTTAGATCCAACGCCGCTTCCACTTCCGCTGAAAGCACCACCATTTAGTTCTTTGTTTGCCCGCAATTCCTGAAGAGCGTTGGCTTCATACGCAGCGTCTTCCGGTTTTTGCACTGCCCATGCCGGTCCACTATCCGATCTTGGTCCGCTACGAATTATAGCAAATGGGTTAATTCCACCAGCATTTTCTAGCGCTTGCCGTCCAGCATCAATATAGCCACCACCTTGGCTTACTCCAGCCCCACCACCGACAGGACCGCCTTGCAAGTATCGCTTGGTTTTTTTCATGTCAGCACTTCCACGCCCGAAGGCTTTTGTTAATCCGGGAGTCGGGGTCGTTGGCTGTTTTGGAAGAGGTAAGCTTCGACTTCATGCCGCTCATTCGCGCACAGAAGCTCTTCTTTCTCCCTGCGTCTGCGGTCGTTTTTGGTTTCGGCGCGGGGGGCTTTAAGTTCATCCCTTGTGATTTCGCGGACGCGCGTCCCTTCGCGTTCAGACCCCCCTTGGGGTCCTTTCCTTCTGCTCTTTGCCATGCAGGGGATTTAGCCATAGAACACCGTTATGCCGGTAACTGAACCTGCACTTAAAGTTAAGTACAAACCCGTAGATGCTAAGATTCCTTCGCCGGGTATAAGGATATAAGTAGAGTTTGGTGTACCAAGACTCGCAATATCCATCGTAAACAAA